ATGGTACTCACACATTAGGTGGTGGATCTGAGAATCTAAATAGTAGATAGTTAAATCGGTATTATAGTCTGTGTTTGAATATTTCTATCATGAGATCCTGAGAAAAACCGTTATCGGTTTCGGAACCCTCTTTAACAATATACAGATAAAGCATGTTGATAGTAGTGCAAAAACTGTCAGCGTGATGAAGGTGCCATTGGCTTATGGTCCAATCCAAAAGTTTTTAGCAAGGATTGATCAATCGCCGAACCTAAAGGGAGCACCAACTTTAACACTTCCTAGGATGTCATTTGAGTTTAGTGGTTTAAGTTATGACCCATCCAGGAAAGTAACACAGACACAAACTTTTCTAACTGCTCCATCAAGTGATAAGACTAAGGCAAAGAAAGTCTACATGCCAGTCCCATATAATATGACATTTGAACTTAGTATTTTAACTAAGTTAAATGATGACGCATTACAAATTGTTGAGCAAATAATACCATACTTCCAACCTTCTTATAACCTAACGGTTAATTTACTTTCATCCATTGGTGAAAAAAGAGATGTACCTATTGTCTTAGACAGTGTTTCTTTTACTGATGATTATGAAGGAGATTTTTCAGAACGTAGAGCTTTAATCTACACATTAACATTTACTGCAAAGACATATCTATTCGGACCTGTACCTGATACTTCTGGTGGAATAATCAAGAAAGCAACTATTGATTACAGTACTAGAAAAGGTAAGGACTTCAGAAGAGAGGTTCGTTACAGTGTTACACCACGTGCTGTTAAGGATTACACTGGTGATGGCATTACATATCTCGCAGAAAATCTTGATACTAAGGAAACACTCATTACAGTCGGAGATGCTTCTGGGTTGTCTGTAGGCAATAGGATCTATGTTGATACAGAAACCATCAAGATTTCAGAGATTGATGGCAATAACCTTGTAGTTCTCCGTGGTGAAGATGGAACATCTGCTGCAGAACATATTGAAGGTTCTACTGTAGATCTTATTGATACTGCTGATGATGCACTCATTGAAATGGGTGATGATTTCGGATTCAATGAAACTACTTCATTCTTCCAAGATATGAAGATCTATAGTCCATCTCAAGACGCTGACGTTGATGCTTAACTATGGCAGACTTTACTGAATTAGAAGAAGCATTTGATGTAGCAAGTGAAATTGTTGCAGACACTAAGAAGGTTGGTATCCAAAAACCACCCCTAGACAGGGATAAGACGGATATCAGAAATGACTACGAATATACAAGAGGCAATTTATATTCTATCATTGAGAAAGGACAAGAAGCAATTAATGGAATTCTTGAACTTGCTCAAGAAAGCGAAATGCCAAGAGCATACGAAGTTGCAGGACAACTCGTCAAATCAGTCTCAGATGCCACCGATAAATTGATGGATCTGCAGAAGAAACTTAAAGAAGTTGAGGAGGAAAAAGAAAGGTCACCTACTAATGTAACGAATGCATTGTTTGTTGGTTCAACTAATGAATTAGCAAAGATGTTAAAAGATGCAACCAAAGCACAAAATAAATAACTCTATGGTTAATAAAACTCCTATTGCTGATCTTCCGTCGATAGACGAGTTTATTGTCGAGCCTGAATTACCTTCTATATCACAGTTCTTAGAAGAAGAGAAAAAGAGTTGTCCTGAAGGGGAATACTTCTGTAATGATGAACAGAAGTGTAAACCCATACCTGAAGGACACAAGGTTTTAGATGATGGTGAATTAGTAAAGGAAGAGATTTATGATGATGCTGATGGTAACCCTAAGATAGAAGTTGTAGATGTTATCCAAGCACCTCAATGGGGTGAATTGGTTCGGATGGTTAATGATGTCCGTAAGGAGATCCCTGAGATACCAGAGATTAAAGATTATGAACCAGAATTAGAACAAATCTCTGCTACTATTCAACAAGTAAAGGAAGAAATTCCAATAGTTCCTGAGGTAAGATACTATGAATCTGAGTTACAAGAACTACGAGAATCAATCAGTAAAGTTGAGAACTCTATACCATCATTACCTTTATGGATCCACAAAGTCACAGAGGTACCTGACTTTGCCTGGGTCGGAAAAGGATTCAATGTCATCGACGAAGATTTCAGAGGAGTAAGAGATACAATATCAACCTTAGCAACAAGAGTTGAGAATGAATTAGATAAGATACATGAAGACAGTGATACCAAGCAGTTTGAGACAAAGACTGACTTTAAGACTATTCATGAAAGAGTTGATACTGTAAGAAAGGATATCTTTAAGCAACTTAGAGAGCAATCTGATGTTATTTGGAATTTACAAAAGAAACTTAAAGCAAATCAGAAAGAATTTGAGATAGTATTTAATGAGAAAGTTGGTGAGAAGTTTGATGCATTTAGTGAAGTAACAAAGCAGACTGTAGAGAATTTGCAAGATACATTTGTTAAATCTACAGATACTCTTGCTGACCATATGGATAAAGAGGTTAAGTCTCTTGCAGAAAGAATAAAGACTTTACCCAAACCAAAGTATTATGAAGAAGATTTAAAATCTATACGTAAGGAACTTAAGAACCTAACTGAACTTAAGGCTCTTGTATATGATATACAATTGAAGCAGAAAGATCTTTCAATGCTTCAAGAAGGTCTTTTAAATGAACCCCCTAATGAAGGAGAGGATGTTGGTTCTGGACAAGACCCATTAACTCCTATGGATCAGAAGTTTGCTACTCTTAAAGATCTAGCAGAACATTATAGGATTTTCATTAATAGAATCCAAACCCAACTATCAACCATGGGTGGCGGTGGTGCCGGATTCATAAAAGATTTGGATGATGTTGAGTTTGATCAGACTACTGGTGATAATAAGTTATTAATTTATGATGCAAATAATTCTAAATGGGTAGGTATTGCTAGTACTGCTCTTAGTCCTGCTGCAGAGACTCTCGATCAAACTTTAACACAAGGTAATTCATCAACACTTGGAATGAGTGTTGGTATTGTTACTGCTACAGGAACAGTAGTCACTGGTGTTGCTACGTTTAGTGATACAACTGAATCAACATCTTCATCAACTGGTGCTGTACAATTCTCTGGTGGAGTTGGTATTGCTAAGAGTTTATTTGTAGCGGGAAATATATCTGCTGGCGGAACAATTACATATGAAGATGTTACCAACATAGATTCTGTTGGTATTGTCACTGCTAGAACAAGATTACTTGTAGGTACAGGAGTTACTTATTCACCTACTGAATTAGTTGTTGGTGGTGATGGAAGAATTACTGGTGTATTGACTGTAGGTACTGGTTCTATTACTCTTGATCCTTCTACAGATACTATTACAGCAGCAGTAATTGAACAAACTGATGGTGTTAAGTTATCTGATAAGGCGTCAATAGGAATGGTATTGGCACTGGGATGAAGACCTTTAAGCAGTTTATATCAGAGGCACCGACCAATCAAGATGGGTCGCATGTTGCCAATTTTACTCCTTTCTTATTTCCTAGGGATTCTGATCTTTTAGATCAAGGTTTTCAGGGTCCAGCAGAGACTGGAATGGATAAATGGAATAGATTTTTTGGTGTTGTCCCTGTTACAAGGATGACTCTTAAGACTAAACTTGATGGAGAAGATTCTATAGATGATATGGTTGCAGCATCAAAGGAATATACTAAAGTTCAAGATGATTTGACAGATAAAGAGAGACATGATAAAATCAAACGATGGGCATTTGGGATACGTAACTGATAAATAGATTGACTTACTAAGAATTAAATGTCTGAAGAAGTGAAAGATGATCTTAAGGAAGAAGATCATAAAGAGAAAGAAAAGGGTCGTTTAGGGAAACTTAAGGACGCCATTCTTCCAGACCAAGAAGAACAAGCAGCAATCATCTCAACTTTCGTGAGATTGGGTGTACTTGTGTGGTCCGGAGGAATTTTAACTTTAAATTACGTGGCTATCCCAGGTATTCCTCAACAGAAAATTGATCCGACATTTATTGCATCTGTGTTTACCGGAGTTTTAGCTAGCTTCGGAATTCAGACAGCCAGTAAGAAAGGTGACGGTACCATGAAAATGAATGGTAATGGTGCAGCACCTGGTCAGGTATCTAAAGCAGATATGGAAAGACTTATCGAAAAAGCAAGTCAAACCGCACCTGCTCAAATAATCAGAATTGAACAAGCACCTATTAAAATAGGTGGCATCGATCCAGAACCCCCAGTAAAACCTACAGTATAGTAAAATGAACTGTCAGAAAATTGTTAACGTCATTGCTCTTGCGTCTGGCGCTGTATCTCTTGCCGTTATTGGCAGTGGTCTATTTGTATTTGTCAACAGAGATTCAATCGTTGATAACGTCAAGCAACAAGCTATTGAAGCAGCTCTTGGGTCACTTGGTGGAATCGGCGGTGGACTCCCTACTGGTTCCAATGATTTGCCTAGTCTTGGTGCTACTCCTGGTGTCGGTGGTCCTGCTGCGCCGCAAGCGCCGAATCTCCAAACGAGTCTCTGATATAGAGGAAGAGTTGGATGAACAAGTGGATTGGCCTTAGCCTAGGTGGTATCCTGGGTTTATCTCATATTGGTTTAATAGGACTGGTTGCTAATCGTAATCAGTTCCCACAACTTAATTTACCTATTGGTGATTATACATCTTATCAAGTAGAAGCAGGTAAGGATGGATATCGTATTCAATATCGTGCAAATGATCCTAAAGTAATGGAGGTGACTAAGGACGTTCAACGTCCTGCGGGCTTTCTGGGATTTGGAAAAGCAGAAGTGCATTCCAAGCAAGAATACACGATGGAGGGGTCTTTCCACTTATCGGATAGATCAGGTTCAAAGATGTCTGCCGCCCAACGAGAGTGTATCGAGGCGGCAGGTGGAGGGAAACAAACGGGAAGGATTG